ATGGGACGTAGTACTTTTGATGGGCCAATCATATCTGGTGACCAGCGTTTTGGCCCTCTTAGAGATATTGGATATACAGTTTTAGAGCAAGACTGCTATATTGATTTATCAAACACAACTGTTGGCACTGTTGGTTACAGCGGTGGTTCAGGACAGTTTGTTTCTTCCAATACCATCCCCAATTTGCAAGGTGTTGTATATACACCTAGTTCTACTTTTCTAACTACTGGCCCAACAGTACAGACTCTACCTGCTGATACATCTACTCAAGTATATCGTGGCGTGGTAATGTATGTGCCTATCAATAGCCAGATCATTACTTTTGATATTGATTACATCTCTGCCATTACTGGCGAGGGCGGCGCAACATTGAGCAATGTAAGCGTGTTTGTTTCTAACAACTACACTGCTGGTGGCGGAACACCTGTTTACGCTACTGCTGCTCTTGGCACAACCACAGTGGGTACTGCTGGTCGTCAAACCATCACTTTCACTGGCACAAATTTGTTGAACATGACTGCCACAACTTCGGATATTCAAAACCCCCAAGTTGGTACACAGCCTAGTTTCTTCTCACAAGTTGTGTTCACATTGTCCATTACTGGTACAAGTGTTGCGGCTCCTACTGGCGGTAAGTTCAACTTTACAATGCGCTACGCACAGAACGATCCGAACATCGGTAACTTGACAACTTACCCCTACGGTAACTTTGACTGATCTTCTGGGGGCTTCGGCCCCCGTCTTTAATTAAGGAGATTATTCATGGCACAAAGTCCAAATGGTGTACCCAGCACGGGCAATATCGTTAATTCAATTACAAGACAAGCGCTTTACGAACCGTTTGATTTACAGGTTGCGCGTGGCCAAATTTACGGACATAGTGTCCTGAACATTTATGGCTATCAATCAGCAGTAGGCACATCGTTTGTTCCTGTGTGGGAAGGCAATACCACCTACACTTTTCCATCGTCTGCAATTCAAATGCACGTTGCTAGTTCTGTTAACAGTGGCGATGACAAAACAAATACGTTTGTTCTTATCAATGGGCTGGATGCAAACTATAACCAAATTTCTGAAACTATAAAGTTGAACGGAACGACTGCTGTGACTACAGTGAAATCGTACTTCCGTATCAACAGTATGTCAGTAACGGGCGGTGCACCTACAGGAAACATCACGCTAAAAGATACAACTGACACTACGTTGTATGCAGAAATTTTAGCTGGCAACGGTCGCACTTTGATGGGCATCTATACCGTCCCTGCGGGCTATACGTTCTATTTAAGCCGTATTGACATCAATACTAGCTTGAATGCTAACCCTGCTGGTTACGCAACGTATCAAAACTATCAAACCACTAATGGTGTATCCACTGTTACGATCATTGCTCCGTTTACAAACAACTACCATACGCAACGGGTCATGCCCAGAGCTGTGGCGGAAAAAACGGACATCCAATTGCAAGCAAAAGCCAGTACCGGTACTGCGGCCTTAACGGTTTCGCAAGAGGGCTATTTGATTTTGAATGGTTAATCATGGCAAAGTCTCCAGCATGGCAACGCAAAGAAGGGAAGAATCCGAACGGAGGCTTAAACGCCAAGGGTCGGGCATCCGCAAAGAAGGAGGGGATGAATTTAAAGCCTCCCCAACCCGAGGGCGGATCAAGGAAGAAGTCTTTTTGCGCACGAATGTCGGGGATGAAGAAAAAGTTGACCTCATCAAAGACAGCAAACGATCCAAACAGTCGGATTAACAAAAGCCTACGGGCTTGGAATTGTGCTGATGGATGCGCAATTCGTGGACTGACTAAGGGAAAGATGGTTTAATATGCCAAGTACCAGCAAGAAACAGCACAACTTTATGGAAGCAATTGCCCATAACAAGGCGTTTGCAAAGAAGGTAGGGGTTCCACAAAAAGTGGGACAAGATTTTAGCAACGCCGATAAAGGCAAACATTTTTCAAGAGGTGGAGATATGGCACACGATAAACACGCACATCATATGAAGATGGCTCATCATCATTTAAAAATGGCGATGGGTGGTATGGCCGAGAATTTGATTCCTGTGCCAAAAGAACCAAAAACAGGTAAGCCAACAGGAGGCGGTATTAAGCATGGCGGCCATATTAAAAAGATGGCTTCTGGCGGTCTTACTGGCAAACATGGCGTTGAAGAAAAACGTGGCATGACCACAGCTAAGATGGGTTCTGTCAAAGAAGGCGGAATTAAAAAGCATGGCGAACATAGTGTTCAAGAGCGTGGTCATACCAAAGCCATGATGCCCAAAATGAAGGGTAACGACATTGGTAATGGCGGTTTATATAACGTCAAAGGCCCAGCCATGAAACGTGGTGGTATGGCTCGTCATAAGAAATAAGGAGTTAGTCATGAAACACCCAGAGCACGAAAAGCATATTCATCCCGCTGGACATGAGCATCCCCATGAGCATAAACATCACGTTCACCACATGAAAGAACATCATGCAGGCGGACATGTTCATCACCACCATCACTATGGTAAACATGCTGCTGGACACCACAAGCACCATGAAATCGTAGAACATTTGCACAAGCATCAAGAATCCAAATAAGGAAACTATCATGGCAAAGCATAAAAAAGCCAAACGATACGAGGAAGGCGGTGACGTTGACAACGAATCGTATATGCACGATACGGAACAACGCAATGTAACAGATGAAGCTCCACAAAAAATGGAAGCTGCTCCTGTTAAAAAGAAAGCCCCAATTGTTACCAAAGAACAGCTAGCTGCTTCTGGTTTAAGTTTGCGTGATTACCTTAATAAACAACAAGGCTTGGATCGTAAACAACCCGCTAACTGGAAGAAAAATGGATTCTATGGTTCCGAAACTGGCGGTGATGCTGCCGTTATGTACCGTAAATCTATGGCTAAAGGCGGCGTTGCTAAAAGTTCTGCCTCTTCAAGAGCAGATGGTTGCTGCGAGCGTGGTCACACTAAAGGGCATATGAAATGATGTCCAGCCGTGGTATGGGCGACATCAACCCGTCTAAGATGCCGGGTAAAAAGATTATCAAACGAAAAGATAATCCGAATGATGTCGCCATGTACAAAAAAGGCGGCAAGGTCAAGTCAAAAGTAAATGAAGCAAATGCGTACACCAAACCCGGTATGCGCAAGTCTTTGTTTGAGTCCATCAAGTCTAGAGCCGTGCAAGGCACAGGAGCTGGTCAATGGTCTGCTCGTAAAGCACAACTGCTGGCTAAATCTTATAAGGCTAAAGGTGGGGGCTATAAATGAAAAACCCGCAACAATCTTTAAAAGATTGGGGTGATCAAAAATGGCGCACCAAAAGTGGAAAACCATCGAGTAAGACTGGTGAGCGGTATCTTCCTGAGAAAGCAATCAAGTCGTTGACTCCAGCAGAATATGCTGCAACGACAAAAGCAAAGCGTAAAGGTAAAGCGGCTGGCAAACAGTTTGTTGCCCAGCCAAAAACAATTGCAAAGAAAACCGCAGGGTTTAGATAATGGCACAGACATCTGGAGTTTCAGGGTTCAATCTAGACCTCACCGAAATAGTCGAGGAGGCGTATGAGCGCTGCGGTTCAGAATCTAGATCAGGATACAACATAAAGACTGCTAGACGGTCTTTAAATTTGTTGTTTGCTGATTGGGCTAATCGTGGCATTAATATGTGGACATTTGAGCAAGACTATATTCCTCTTGTTCAAGGTCAGAATACCTATGCATTGCCAGACGATACGGTTGATTTGCTTGAGCATGTGGTTCGCACAAATGCTAACTCCGTAAGTAACCAATCCGATCTAACTATTACTCGTATTAGTGTTTCTACCTATGCGACTATTCCAAACAAATTAACCCAAGCAAGGCCAATTCAAGTTTGGGTTCAAAGATTAACAGCCCAAGATTCCTTAACAGGTAGTTATTTGTATGCAGCTATTGGCGCAACAGATACTACAATCCCAGTAACTTCACTTGTTGGTATACCAAATGCTGGGTTTATTACAATTGATTCAGAGCTAATTGGGTTCAATGAAGTTCAAGTAGCTGCTAATGGTAACCCCGCTTATTTGCTAAATTGCAACCGTGGGCAACGGAATACCACTGCAGCATCCCATAACATAGCCTCCCCTATAACTCTTTCCCAAAAGCCTTGTATAACCGTTTGGCCAACACCTGACGGGTCTACTACCTATCAATTTGTTTACTGGCGTATGCGCCGTATGCAAGATGCTGGGGGCGGTGTAAATGTTATGGACATACCATTCAGATTTATTACTTGCATGGTAGCTGGATTAGCCTATTACATGGCATTAAAACTACCAAATGCAATGGACAGATTACCTGTCCTAAAACAACAATATGATGAAGCTTGGACATTAGCCGCCCAAGAAGATCATGATAAATCCGCTATTCGATTTGTACCTAGACATATGTACATTGGGGGTGGGATTTAATGGCGAATAGGTTCGCATCGGGTAAAAACTCGATTGCCGAGTGTGATCGTTGTGGGCAAAGGTACATGCTCAAACAATTGAAGATGGAGATCATTAAGACCAAAATCTATCAATTAAAGGTATGTCCTGAATGTTGGGATCCAGATCAGCCCCAATTGCAATTGGGTATGTATCCAATTGATGATCCACAAGCGGTTATGCAACCTAGGCCAGATTTAAGTTATACCCAATCAGGAGTTACTGCAACAGGGTCAATTGGCGAAGGTAGCAGAGTATTTCAGTGGGGCTGGAATCCTGTCGGCGGGGCAAGATTATTTGATACGGCTTTAACTGAAAATGATTTGATTTTGCAAGTACAAGTTGGTACAGTTACAATAGTTACAACGTAGGAGTTTAGAATGAAGCACGATGATATCAAAGAGGACAAAAAGCTGATTAAGAAGGCTTTTTCTATGCACGATAAACAGGAACATCCCGGCAAACACACCAACCTATCCAACCTCAAAAAGGGCGGCAAGGTTCACAAAATGAAACAGGGTGGCCCAACAGGTAAAGATATGCGTGCAGTAGGCCGCAATTTAGCCCGTGCCCATAATCAAAAACCTGGGAGCAAATAATGAAACCAACTAAAAAAGATAGCCCTGCTATTCAACGTGGCGCTAATCGAGATAATCGCCCTGCTGATGAATATGCAGCACCTCATGACATGAAAGGTAGATCTGTAAACATTGCAGATGCTGGTACAGCGCCTGAGTTCGAAAAGAAAAAGAACTGGGTTCCTTTGATGGGTGTGTCTATTACGATGGATGATCGTGTTGAGACGGATGGTATTAAGATTCGTGGTACAGGTGCAGCCACTAAAGGCGTAATGGCAAGAGGCCCAATGGCATGAATTACACTCAGCTTAAACAACTGATACAGGATTACACACAGAATTACGAAACTACTTTCGTAAACGATATTCCTACGTTCGTTGAACAAGCTGAACAACGCATCTATAACACAATTCAATTCCCGTCATTGCGCAAAAATGTAACGGGATCCATTACAGTCAACAATCAATACCTATCTTGCCCAAGTGATTTTCTAGCCACGTATTCATTGGCGGTATACACAACAGCTTCTACTACCGCTACAGGCACATCTGGTACGCTTATTATTACTGTAACTAGTAATTCTGGTATTGCTATTGGGCAACAAGCATCTGGTACTGGTATTGCGGCTAACTCCTATGTAATTAATATTTCTGGAACAAGTATTACCTTATCAGTGCCAAATACAGGTACTGTTTCTGGTACGGTAACTTTTCAAGGGCCTTATCAATATCTTCTTAATAAAGATGTTAACTTTATTCGGGAAGCATATTCGTACCCAACCTCTTACGGGACACCAAAATACTATGCTTTATTTGGCCCAACCGTTACAAGCGGAACAGTTACTAACTATTTATCGTTCATGCTTGGCCCTAATCCTGACACTACTTATAACGCTGAGTTGCATTATTACTATTATCCTTTGTCAATATCAGATACCACTAACAACCCAAGTGGTACTTCTTGGCTTGGCAACAACTTTGATACCGTGCTTTTGTATGGCTCTCTTGTTGAGGCTTATACCTTTATGAAAGGTGAAGCTGATATGGTAGCGCTATATGAGAAAAGATATACAGAAGCATTAGCTCTAGCTAAACGTCTTGGCGATGGTATGGAGCGTCAAGATGCGTACCGTTCTGGTCAATTTAGACAGGCGGTCACATGAGCTTAGTTCAAACGGCTACTACCAGTTTCAAAGTTCAACTGGCTCAAGGTTTGCACAACTTTGGGCCTACTAGTCCCAATACGTTTTATATTGCGTTGTTCAACTCTACCGCTACTCTTAATGCGGCAACAACACAGTATTCGACAGCTTTAGTTGGAGAAGTTCCAACTGGTAATGGGTATACACAAGGCGGTATCCCCTTGACGATTACGCAAACCCCAACATCTGGCTCCGCAAATGGTACGGTGGCTTATTGGTCATTTGCCAACGCAATTTGGAGTCCAGCAGCATTTACATGTCGTGGTGCGCTGATTTACAATCAAAGTCAAAGCAATGCTTCTGTGGCAATACTTGATTTTGGCAGCGACAAAACTTGTGTTAATTCTTTCACGATTCAATTCCCCGCTGTTAACAGCACCAACGCTATTTTAAGGATCGCATAATGCAAACCGAAAATATTAAACCCACCGAAGGCTCTGCTGTAGCTGTAGCCACACGCAACTTTCTACTAGAAGATGCCAATGTGGTTGGCGCTTATACAGTCACTTGTACGGCGGCTGACGGCACGATCCGCTGGGAAGAAACGTTTAAGAATCTAGTGGTCAACGTTGGTAAAACTGACCTGTTGAACAAGTATTTTGCAGGTACTTCTTATACTGCGGCTTGGTATCTTGGCTTAGTGGATGGCGCTTCTAGCCCCACTTATAACGCTGCCGATACGATGGCTTCTCACTCGGGGTGGACAGAAAATGTTGGCTATTCTCAATCGACTCGTCCTGCTGCTGCTTTTGGCTCCGCTAGCGCTTCTGGGGGTGGGGCTGGCTCTGCTGGCACTGGCACTATTTCTACCTCTGCTACAGCATTTA